ATATGCATAACTTTATATGGAAAGTTTTCACGTATTTCTTCACGTACCATAGAAGTAATACGAAATACTTCATCCCAATCAACAGATGATTTATCTCTTGTTTTCTTACGTGCTGCTTTATATTGTGGAAATACTTTCTTGCGCCAGTTGCCACCTGCATCTGAACATAATACAACTTCACCATAGTCTTTATTGAACCTAGCTCTGTACATACGAATTGAATTTAGTATCATATGACGAATTATATTCTCGTCAATTGCAAGCTTTTGTACCATGATATTTGCTATTGCAATACCATTATAATCTATAATAATCATTTATCACTCCTTTAATGTTATTATAACACAAATAGAAATGAATGTAAACCCTTTTATTCAGGTAAAGTGACTATTTTTCCGGCAATAAGTTTAGCTCTGTTTGCTGCATGTTGCTCTGTCAGAGCATCCTTAGATCCACCGTGGTACGCCACAGCATGACCTTCTTCAATCATAACATCAGTAACCATTTTACCGTCAGCTAATTTAAAATCACCTAGTACTCGACCGAACTTACCACGTTCGTCTTCACCAGATCGATCTTTAGTTGTACACAATATACAATCCTCTTCAATCAATTCTTTTAATCTGGCTGATGCAGCCTTACCAAATACTTTTTCTATCTTATCAGATGTACGTGATTCAGGTGTATCAATACCCATAATTCGTACACGTTCTTTTTTTAACCAGACGCCAAAGCCTAGATCGATATCCACATCAACTGTGTCACCATCTACAACTCTGTCTAGTTCGCATTTATATTCATACATTTTAGACTCCGAAACTTTCTCCGCAGCCACATTGTGCAACTGCATTTGGGTTAATTACTTTTAAATACGATCCACCTAATTCTTCTACATAATCAACGGTACAACCAAATACAAACATTTCTGCCATTGGATCTAACCATAGATTCTCTACGGTTGGTTCCTTGTCAGTCGTACCCCATTCATATTGAAAACCAGAACAACCGCCGCCTTTAACAGCAAGTGATACGTTTGGTTTACCTACTTTCTTGAGATAGTCTTTTGCGTTATCTGTTAATTGTAATATCATTTTAGTCCAGCCACGTGTTTACTATGGATCTTACATCCTATAAAATTATTATAATATTCATCGCTTAATAATACATTACGATCAAATTGTTCTCTTGCTTCGAGATATCCCATAATGCCTTTCTTCTCGCATAAGTGTAGTATCTCTCTTTCAAATCTTTCTGCATGAGAAGTTTCAACTAACTGCTGCAGTTCTTCATTCGAACCATAATAAGTTTTCCAGTTAGATTCTACAACTTGTGTTCTACGTCGAGTCTTACCCTTCAGAGGTTTGAGTTTACGTGTGTTCCAAAATAGTTTCTTACCAATATATTTTTTATTAGTAGCTAAATCAGTAATCAGATAGACGAATCCTGCATAATCTTTGGGAGCTTCATCATATAACTTGTTTTCATAATACCACATAGCATTATTTATACGTCGTCATCTTCCTTATCTAAAAGTACGGGTCTTGCTTCTGTGCCACACATTGGACAAAATTCTGGTTCTTGTTTTGATACTATGTGGCTTTCAGCGTCACAATAATCACATTCAATTAAATAAGTATCCATTAAAAGTCTATCTCACATGCTCCACCTGCACAAGCGATTGCGCCCATGGTGTCTACGTCTGTATATTTCTTTTCTGTCAAATCATCTTCCCACGTTATAGGAATAAAGTTCTTATTAATCTTTTCCCACTTATGTAATAGATGAGAATCTTTCAGGCAGTATTCTGCCATCTTCACATCGGATTTACAATAATTGTCAGAAAAGTTGTGAAAACGGCGTACCCAATCACGACGTATAGCGTTGACACTATTATCCAGAGTGAGATCTTCTCCGTACCCTTGAGCAGTTGAACAAGCAGACCAAAGGTTATCAAAAGCACTGAGAGCATCAACAACCAGCCCACTAGCGAATATAGCTGCGGTTCCATATTTTTTTACCATTTCTTTTGCTGTTATTACACTCGTATTCGGCGCCTGATTGAAGTCTTTATCTCCAGTCATTGAAAGAAATGATATTCCAGCAAATGAATGTCTATTCTTAAATACATATTTTTCTACATCATGCCAATCATCTACGAGTATTGTATTAGATACATTATGTCGTACGCCTTTATCAGCACATAGTTCTTCATTAGTTCCTGCATTTACCCAATGCTGTTGAACTAGTTTTACTTTTTCAAGATGATCAACACCAATTAGATCTTCTTTTACATAAGATCCTTTCTTTGGTATGATAGGAAACGATACAACAACATCACTATTTGTTGCAGACCATACACTATCTTCGACCATATAAGGATTTGCTTTTTGTATTGCCTGAGTTACCTCAGAATCTTTTGTCATTTGGACATTCCGTATATACATGTTTGAATGTTCTGCATGTATGCCAGATGCGGTCTGTAACAGAACGGATGCGTTTCCAGATGGTTTGACACAAGTAGTCCGAGCAGCAGGATTAATACCAAGTAATGCGGCAACTTCACGATTGACTTCCTTTACTATTTTAGCACCTTTTTCTAATACTTTTTTATCGAATAATACATCTGGATTATTCATCCAACCTGTAATAGAAACTCCGATTAAAGCTTCACGTGCAAATATTTTTTTACTTACATCTGATAGAAATTTAAAATCTGTATAGCCAGCTTGTAATGTACCAAGAATAGATCCTGCTCTACAAGCTTTATAGAAGTCTTCTGGTGTATGACACATACCACCATTTATTTCGGTAAGGTTACAACCTTGCCAACCAGATTTACCTTTGATTTGTGGATACATTCCAATCTCTACACAAGGATTGGTTGTGTGTTCTGTACTCTCAACGAAAACAAAACCTGGTTCACCGAACTCACGTACTGATTCCATGATATGAGCAAACTGTTCTTTTGTTGTTTTATCTCTTACAATCACCGCACTGTTATTTGATCTGCCACGTTGTGGATTATCAACAAACCAGTTACCGGTTTTTGCTGTCATCATTTTCTCATCAGTAGGAGAAAACAAACAAATAGTAGCAGAACGTCGAACACCACCAGATAGGACGGCATCAGCAGCATGCATGCAAATATCATACACATTAATAGGTAATAGAGGTGTTGGGTTTTCATTGTTTAAAACTATGTCCTGTAATAAGTGTTCTATTTTATCAAGAGCAAGTCTTAAACCTTCTGGACCAGGTGCCTTGAATCCACCTGATATTTTAGCGCCCTTTGGACGTATGAGACTTAGATCAAAGTAGATTCTTCGACCCTGATATTCTTCGTGTTTACCACCGTTTACAAAATAAGAAGACATAAGAACGTCTACAGAAGTTGCCCAACCTTCGATTGAATCTTCTACAACGTGAGTCTTTGGTTGTTTAGTACGAACACTTATCTTTGGTAGCTTCTTTACATGATGTGTCTGTACAGAAAAACCTGCACCAGCGCCACATAACAACATATAAAATATTTCACCAAAAAATTCTGGACGATCTGCATATGTAGATGTACAGTTATACATCCGCATCTGATGTTTTAAGATTTGTTCTCCACCAAATTGTAAAGCACGCTGCGCACCAAGAACTCTTTGTTCTTTATACGCAATGCGTGCTTCATCAATATACATTTGTAATCCATTACTCCCATCATTTTGTTCGGAGTAATATCCTTCGTGCATTCCTATGACTCGATCAACGGCCTCATCCCATGTTTCGTACCTATCAAACTCATCGTTAAACCGTGAATATCCATCGTAAAATTTAGCTTCTGACAAAAGCTTGCGTGTGTCAACATGTGGTGTTGCCATTCTATTTCCTAACTATATTTTGTATTATGATTATTGGTATTATATATCATGGTTAGGGTTTTGTAAATGGCAAAATGTGTGTTATTTAAGATACTTTTTTAAGTATTTTCAAATTAATTTTGAGGTAATCCCTCGTCATCTGGTGCATTATCTAAAGCCTGTTCATAATATAATATGATATCTTTCTGTTGTAAAATGTATCTTTTCATATCAGCAATATCCATTGCAAGGTTTTCATAACCTTGTGCAGAGATTGCCATGAATGCAAGGAGACCTTCTTCTTCTTTAAACTTTTCTAGAAACTCATCTAGATTAGATTCAGATACAACATACCATCTCACATCTGTGAGTTGTAGTTGTTTAGGTCTTGCTTGGATAGGAATGTTTTGTTGTATAACCTGTGGTTGAGTTACAACAATTGGTTCACTCTTCCTGCCCAGACACCCCGTCAGCGCTAGGATCAGTATCAGCCCTAAGCTCGTCGAGTAAAAGTATGACGGCATTGTTTATTTTCCCCTCTAATACATATGGTTCGTCGATTGCCATTCTTAAAATATTGATTTGTGCAAACTTAGAACGTAATGTGTCGCTATACTTCTCTGCAGCTTGTAAGCTGATAGTTAACTGCTGATTTAGTTCTGCAGTTTTATTCTGAGTTTCTAGCATTTCTTTGATTGTTGCATCCTTAGCGTCATTAGCGACTACTAGTTTTGCGTTGTTCTCACGGAGTATACCGAGTCTTTCTTGAGTGTCGATATAGTACATATATCCACCATATCCCACTCCACCGATAATACCCATTATGAGTAAAAATATGTAAACTTTAAGCATTGTAAATGTACTCTCTTCTTTCTGGTAATATTATGTTTCTTGATAGTATAGGTTGTTCATAACTATCTATATAAGTTTTAAGCCAAAATGCTATAGTAACATGAGCATCTGCCTTAAAATGTCCGTCTTCTGCTTCTTTAAATCCATGTCCAAGTAAGAACTTCCATAGTCCCTGATATGGATCTATCAGCCATTCGTATTCGTTGACTATCATATTCGTCATCTTAGACGGATGCAATGGTCTCCAACACATATGTATTGGTCTAATACTAAGGCTTTCGCAATACGTATTTATACCAATAATTTGTGCGTTTAATTTTTCTTGCCATCTCGGAATATCTTTGTATATATCTTTATAATACTTATCTAAATCTTTTGTATGTTTATCGTATTGATATGGAGAGAATGGCCTATGCTGATACCAATAGTTTGATTCAGCTGTTTCAAATCTACCTGGATCTGTCCATTGAAATATTGCAATCTTGTAATCAGAATCTGTTAGATCGTATATACCCTTTCTATAGATTCTTTCGTTCGAATCACCAGGATGCGCGGCCATCGTAGATGTACCGTTTAATAATAGTGCTAATACTTTTGAATATTGATCATTGGGATTTGGTAGAGATAACTTAGTTCCACTCGTGTGCGAACACCCGATATTATATATTTTCATTTTTCGTCTGCAAATGTCCTAAATCTTTTTAACATAACTGGTTGCTTATCTTTTCTACGACGTCTATCAGTTACATTGATTGCTTTAACTCTTGGTCCCATGTTCGGTGCCATGTTAACACCACCTTGACCAACTGCATTACCTGGAACTTCTTCGTTGGTTGAGCTTTTTTGAAGAGTTCTTAAACTTGCTTTATTTTTCTTAATATCTTTTTTAGTTTTTATAAGATCTATTTTATTCTGAATCTTTTGATTTTTCTTTTTGGCTCTGTCTAATCTACCTTTTGTAGTAACTCTACTTGCTACCCCTCTTGCTAATCGACTAACTACAGCAGGACCTCTCTTACCAAAGAATAAACCTTCTTTCGTTGACTTTTTTGCAGTAGCAGTAGCTATCGCCATCTTTCTAGACATATCCATTCCTGGATTATCGCGTTCTATAGCTTTTGCTATTTCTTCACGTTTCTTTTTTTCTGCAGCAGTTAACTTTCTTTCTTTTTTCATAGTCATATTATCGTTGTAATATGGACCGAGCTCAATACCTTGTATACCACGTGTCATTTTCTTATTTCTCCTGCAGTGACAAATATCTTCTGATTAGTAGGCATATGAATCGCTTCATATATGTCAAGGCCGAATATATCTCCGATAGGAAACGCTTCATCTTTGATACGTATTCTATCTCCTCTAAATGCTATTTCTTCGTATGTAGAATTAAGCACTTTATTTTCTGATAATGTATATACGCCAGGTGATAGTTCTCTATCTTCTAACATAAACCATTGTGTATTTTCTGCTAAGAAATCATTAAAATCTACACCGTATTCGTTTAGACCTTGTTTAATCTTTCTTTCACTTACACCAAAATCTTCTTTAATTAAATATAATGCAGCAGCATACGACGCTATTCTTGTTTTACCACCAGGTGCTTTGGCTAATAGTTTCTTAATATTAAATACTAATCGAATAAATCTTGTATAATAATTTTGATAATCTTCTCGATCTTGTATTGCAGAAAATGGAGGTTTCTTAAGACGTTTGCCATTCTCGTCAATAATACCTTTTTCATAAGCCTTAGTCTTATTGAACGGAGTTACAAGTAGAGCAAGGAATCTAAATGTATACGCCAGATCAGCTGCTGATTTTATCAATCCCATTATATTTTCCTAAGCTTCTTCTCTACTTCTGGATTCGATTCGATATCCGTATATTGATTTTTTCTAATAGCATTTAAAAATACTAAAAACGGTTTTATTACTGGCCAATGTCGTTCATCAAGTTTAAGACCTAATATCTTAAGTCCGCCATAATAACCGAACACATTGAATATCACAATTAGATGATTAAGAACTAATCTTTCACCTAGTTTACCATGATCACAATATCTATTTAACAATCTCTTTACATACTGAAATCTTTTCAGATCTGTATAGAATTCATCAAAGTCAATACCAAGTGGCGTATAATATTGTTTAATCGCAAATCGTACTAGATTTTCTTCTAGTAGATCTTCATCAAGCTTTTCGCTCATATTTTTTACTCTTAATTATCCTTCGTTAAGAGTATTTATAAGATCTTCTTTAGACTTACGTCTGTCAAGTTCGATGCCCATTGTACGACCATGTGCTTCTAATTCAAGTTTAGTCATATTAGAATAATCCGGAGCTTCTTCTTCGACTAACATTTCAGGATCAGTAACACTGGCAGGTTGTGCATCAATCATTGCTTGAGCTTCTGCGACTGATATAACAGGAGCTTCTGGAACTCCTAAATAATCGTTAATATCAGCTTGAGATATTTTTTGACTTTTTAATATTTCACCTGTACGTGGATGTGCCCATCC